GTTATTAAAATTTTAATAGTTCAAACATACAAAAAAAAACCTTATTAAGATTAATTCTCAATAAGGTTTTAATTAATTTATTATTTCTAATTAAGAAACAGGGTCTAATAATGCTGTAATTAATCCTGCAGCAATTTTATTAGGTCTATTCTTTTCTTTACCAGATAAAGTTAAAACGTTACCGTTTGCATCTTCATAAGCTTGTCCAGAATCTCTAACACCTGAAACACTCGCCCCGTTAGTTTCGTAGAATACTTCGTAAGTCCCATCGTTCAATTCTACAGCAAAAGTAGTTCTAGCGATTTCTAAAGCTTCAAGGTTTACAATATCAGTTGCAGTATTACCGCTCAACATCATAGTTCCTGTTTGCTCGTATGCAACTGATTGATTTTTTCTATCTCCGATTTTCGTGGCTGTAAATTTAGACGTCTCCATTTCAACAAAAAACTTGTGGATATATTTACCAGCTGCTAAAGATAAAGCTGAAATAGTACCATTTGCCTTTGTGATTGTAGCGTCTGCAGTATTCCAAGCGTAGATGGCTTTTACACCGCCTACGCTATCACATACTGCGTTCTTTCCTTCTAGGATTTCACACATAATTCAGTAATATTAAGAGTTTAACAAATGAAGTCTAACAAAGTATTGACCCCATACAATTTGAGTACCTAATCTAAATGAAGCTTCAGCTTTCAATTTATCGTTATAAGCGTCGTACTTAACTTCAAAATTCATGTCATCTAAAGAATCAACACCTAAGAAAGTTAAATCTAAAGGAATAGCGTAAATTTCAGATTTACCATCTAACTCTGGCAAAGTAACAACTTCAACATTTGTACCAGGAAGGATAAAAGAAACACTAGATTTAGTATTAGTAACAACTACATGATCATATTGATTAGCAGTATTCCAAGCAGTAATTGCTTTTCTAGCTTCAGTACGTCCTGTATATAATTTGATAGTCATTTCGTTATCAAACAATTCAGTAGGTATTTTATCATGTACTCCTAGGAATTGGTCATAAGCGTTTGTAGATGTCATTGTAGCATCAGGTGCATCGTAAGTTAATACATCTGCATTGTTAACTAAGATATGACGTAAACCATTCATCAAAACTAATTCAGGGTCGATTGAAGTAGTGTCACCAGAAACAACTACTAACTGAGCTTTACGTTGTAACAATTTACCAAGGTAAGCACCTAAAACAGTTTCTAAGTCTGCAGGTAATTGACCGTCTTGCATTTTCAAACCTAACTTGTTTAAGATTTGAGTCATTTTACCGTTTAAGTCTTCATTACAAAATTCAATACCCATGTACAAAGGTACAGTTGTAAGGTCAGCTTTTGTAAAGATAACAGAACCATCAGGAGAAGGAGTACAAGCAACTTTAGCTTGAAGCGTTACATCTGAATTTAACAAAGCAATTTCTTTCGTTCCTTTAACATCTGACTCTAAAGTCAAAGAACTTAAAAAATCCGAGTTATTAATCAAGTCTGTAATTACTACAGGCATTGTGTTGTCAGTCCATGCTGGTAATCCAACTACATCGTAATCAAATTTTTCTTTAAGGGCTTTACCCAATTTTCCAATTTTATTCATCTTTATTTATTTTTAAATTTAGTTTTTAATATTTTTTAGGATTTCGTTTGCTGTCATTTTAGCAACTTCTTTAACTCCCGTTTTAGCTTCACTTTGAAACTTGCTCACTTTCTCTTCTTTAATCTTTTTAAGTTCTGAAGTCAATTCTTCAATTTTAGCAAATGTAGCCTCTAAAGTGCTTTTCATTACTTCAGCAACTTCTGCAAGGATTGAATCTTTAATATCAGCGCTCATCTCAGCATCTTCAACTATAACATCTTCGATAGCAGAAATTAAACCACTTTCGTTAACAGAAATTATAACTGTTTTGCCGTCGATATCACATTGATACTCTAACGCTGGAGCTGGCAACTTATCGCCATTCTCATCAATTACGAAGATAGGCGCATCAATTGCTAGTTCACCCTCATAAGTCAGCACCGTGCCGTCTATTGATGTAACCTCCGCAAATGATGAAACTGTTTCTTCTGTAACTGGCACATCTTCAAACTTGCTTTTTCCAAAGATCAAATTGAAAAGTGACTTTCCACTTACTTCTTTTTTGTTCATCTTTTGTTTATTATTTGTTTTTATATTTACTTGTATTCTGTCAAATATTCCTTCGACACTAAAACCTTGAAACTTCCCACTTTTTACTTCGTTCCATAGTTGGTCATTCTCTACTTTGTAGGAAGCTATCCAAGTACCGTCTTGTAGATTCTGTTTACTAAATTCGATAGGCGCGTTAATACCACGCTTTGAATCAATAAAGAAACTTTCTAGCATTATAGCACCGTTTACTTTATCGTTTTCATTGTGCATTTTATTCACATTGTTCCCAAAACTATTCTTAAAAAACTTTAAAACAATTTGTTTAATCGTAGCAACGTCAAAGAAAACTTGATGTTCTCCAATATCTGGACTGTTTCGGTAAATCAAAGTATTTGCGCTCATCATAACACCCGTTACAATTCTTTGCTCTTCTTTAAATTTATAAGGCATAGATTTATCAAAAGCAATAAAAGCTTTTAAGTGGGCTGGAGTATCCACGAACGCGTTATAGTCTACGCCCGTCTCGTCATTGTCGTTAATTGTAAGCTTATAAATTGGTAACATAATATAAAGTTATTAATTAAAATTGAATTATTTACATTTTATTTAGATTAATTCTAAATAGTGTTTACACTAACCTCCAAAAGTAGACAATGCACTAGCTGCAGCCGAGGCATCCATAACGGCTTTTATTTCAGAATCTACAACGGTTACTTTTATTCCAGTTGCATTATCTGTAAGTCCAACACTTGACACTTCGCTAGTAGAACCCGCGCCAAAACCACCACCACCGCCTTGAGCGTCATTACTTGGAGCTGGTGGCGGTGCAATATTACCGCTACCTCCGTCGAACTTAGTGCTTGCTATTGCTGCTATTTGTGCAATTCCTGTAACTGCAGAGAATACAGAGAAAGGCGCTCCAAATGTTAATGGACTTGCAGCAACTGATTTACTTATAGCTTCTGCTGTATTTATCGAAACGCTAGCAATCTTTAAAGCCTTGTCTCTGTTAAACGCTTTCTTTTTAATCTCTAATACTTGCGCCTCTGTTAAGTTTTGATTCTTTAATTTATTAGCATCTAATTGGTTTTGTAAATCGTTTAAAGCATTTAAAGAAGACATTGTAGCATCTGCATACTTTTTAACGTTATCTATCTTTTTAACTGTAGCGTCCTCCTCTACTTTATCTAATTCAGCTTGTCTTTTCTTTTCTAGTTCTACAGTATCAAGCCCGTATTGTTCAGCGGTTGCAATAAGTAAAAAGTATTTATCATTTATTGAATTTATTTCGTTTTGTGCAGAAGTATTAATAGTTTCCTGATAAGTTGTGTAAAAGTCCTCTTCAGCTTGTGCTTGTATATCTAAAGCATTTTTTCGGTCTTCAGTTTCTTTGTCTGTAAACTCTTTGTTTATTAGATATAATTTTTGTGCTTGTGCTTGTTTAAGTACCGTAGTGTCTTGTCCGTTTTTTTCAGCTTGTGAAATTAAATTAAAATAATAATCATTAACATCTTGGGTGTCTTTTTGTCTTTGATTTAATAAAGAGTCATAGTATTCTGTTTCTGCTTGTTCAATTTCTTTTAAAAAATCATTCTCCAGCTTCTTAAGGTTTAACAACCTTTCACGTTCTTGTTGAATGTGTTCTTTGTTTCTTTCATCACGTTTCTTTTTAGCTTCATCGGAACTTGTTTTTTTTGCTTCTGCAATTGCTTTATCATTAGCAGTTTCTAATACTAGTTTTTCATGTTCAGCTTGTTTTATTTCAAATACTGTTTTCCATGCTTCTGTTCTTTCGTATTTATTATTTTGATCTAGTGATAAACCTTTTATTTTTAAATTCTGTATTCTTGCATTTGCTAACTCTTGCTCTTTAAGAAACACCTCTTGCTCTGTAGCTCCTTTAGCTTTTAGTATGTCAATTTCTTTTTGAATCATGTTAACACCCCCTTGTTGATTTGCTCTTATTTTTTCAGATTGAGCTACAACTTTAAGAATGTTCTCTAAACTTTTTTTATTTGCTTCATTTAATTTAACTTGTTTTTCTGCAGCCTCAGAAGCCGAATCTCCAAAAGCCCCCATAGCTGAAGCAACAGCTACTAACCCCGCAATTATTGCAACTATAGGTAAAGCCATCCATGCAATTCTTTGTAGTTTTAATGAAGTTGTAACAGCTGTATTTGCTGTTGCTTCGGTAAACGTATACGCTATTTTTATTTTATTTAATATTTGAGTAGCTTTTAACCTTACTAAACTTTCCTTTTCAAGTGTAGCGCGTATTTGTTCAAGTCCTGCTAAAACAGCTTGTATAGCTTGTAGTTTAACTAATGTTTTTTGTAGGTTTTTATTCTCATTCCCAAATAAAGCCATAGCACCTTGAGCAACTGCATAACCAGCAGCAACCCCTGAACCAACTTGTATAGCTGTTTGCATATTACGCCCGTCATTTGCGTTTGCATTTATTTGCGTCCCTAAATCTGCTAACCTATCCTTTAATTGACCCGCCTTTCTTATAGCTTCTTGACCTATAGGGCTGTCCTCTCCAGCCATTATTGCAATAGTAGCGTATTCCTTAACAGCTCTAGCAAGTTGCTTTATAGATAACTCACCACTCTCAACTTTTCTATTCAGTTCCTCAAATGCTCTTGCTGAATCAGTAGTAGCAACCTTTACCGTTGAGTTAACTTCTTTTAACGCTTTGTCTACGTTGTTGATTGCAGAAACACTATTACCAGTGTCGACCGTGGTCTTAAAAACTATTTCTTCAGCCATTAGTTAATAGTTATTTTAATTGATAAATTATCGATAATTGCATCTGTAAAAACTCCACCTTCATAAGTGTATAATTCAACGGCATCTGCTGACTTTCTATAAAAGTTATAAACCCTATCGTTAACCATTGGTGTTCCACAATAACACTCTACTTTGTTTATGGTAAAAGCACCTGATAATGTACCCATATATTTACCTACAGCTAACCTAGTCCATACAATTGCTCCTATAGTGTTTTCAAACTCTATTAAACTTGGCGCGCTTGTGCTTACTTGTGATATTAAAGCACGGTAATTTTTCACTAAAGGCTTTCCGTTAGCGTCTAGTATATCATTTCCTAAACGTGTGTATAATAAACCCGTGGCAATGTCTTGCATTAACTCACCTTCGTAAATATCGGTTACAATCCAGTCGCCGTTTCTATGGTCAGCACTTACAGGAACTGTTGCAACTCCTGTGCTTCTTTTACTTACTTGTCTTCTTTTAATGTCCATTATCCAAAAAATATATCACTGTAAATTAATGCGTCTTCAATACCTCCAAAACCAACACCAACATCTGTACCCGTATCTGAAGGAGAAAACTCGATGTCTACGGTTGGTAATTCCGTCCATGTTATAGTACCAGTTACGGGGTTATTGGCTTGTATTATTTTTATTAATTCTATTTTTGTAGACTCTGATACGTTACTATCAAAATCCGTTATTTGATTAAGTCTATAAAGTACTCCGTTCCACATTACAGATTTACTAAAGTCTAAGCTATTAATATCGTTAACAGATATCTTTGCGTAAAGTTCTACTATCTTACTATCACGCCCCGTCATTTCCTTAACAAACCTTTCATGATATCTAGTGAATAGATTGTCACTTGTTACCGAAGTGGCTGCATAATCAAATAGTATAGGCATACCCCAATTTAAATCGAAGTTTGGACTTTCCCAATTATCAAAATGATGTACACTAGGGTAAGTTGTTAAATCTGAATAGGTAGCTGTATTGGTATCTGTTAATCTCCATGACCCACTTTTTAAACCATTCCATAAATACGTTCTAGGTTTACCTTTAAATGGCTTTACTATTCCCGTTTTAATATCTACGTCTATAATTCTAGGCGCTACGAATGGAAATATAGCATCTGTTGGCACTGTTTGAGCGTATGGTAATTGATAAACTCGCTCGCCTACTTGAAACGTAGATGGAACTGTGTACCAATGATTCCCATAATCTATACCAAAATAACCGAAATACTTTTTATTATCATAGTCTTGGTCTTTCATCCATTGATATTTGTATATTTTACCCTCAATTTTACTAGACGGCATTATATTAATATCTTTTGAATGGTCAACTATATCTGTAATGTCCCAAAATTCTGTAGTAGGTTGGTAAAAATCGTTTAAAGGTTCTATTTTAATCACTCCGTAAATATCAGGGTCACTAAAATAAAGGTTAGCCATTAACATTTCAGCTTCAAAGAATGTGCTAGCTTTCATATCTGGCATGAATCTACTAATATCTACTATGTCACCGTCTTGTAATGTAGCTTGTACACTTGTTAAGTCTGTAATGAAATTAGCACTAGAAGTTATACTTATCTCTAATGGTTCTATTCCTGAAAACATTGTGACGTCTAGCTTATAATCTAAATAAACTTGAAACCGCATAGTAATAACATCGCCAACATTTAATTGAATATTGCTATTATAGGTAAATGTATTTGCGTAAGTTGTACTAATATCGCCCTCTTCAACTAATTGAGAGTCTATTACAGCTCCATTTTTTAAAACTTCCCACTTAACATTAAATATACCGCCAGCGTTACTCATGGCCCCAAAATCAAAATGTACTTCTATAGGGTGTGATATATTTAGATTATATAAACCTTGTTTCTTTATAGTTATGTAATTGTAATATCCTGCTGGTGTATTTGTATGGTCTATATAGTATTGGTCAAAATTATCATGTACTAAAGTAGATGTGATACCGTCCCACGTTGCCAACATATCAATCCAATTATTAGCTAAGTATCTATATCTATTCGCATTGTCAGGGTCTACAGCTATATAAACATATTCTTTAACATTGCTTAAAGTACTAGTAAATTTAACACGTCTATTTGCAACCTCTGTAGATGGTAAAGATATTTTTTGACCGCCCCCAAAACCTATTAACTTCTTTTTGTATATTGCAGAATCTAAGTAATCAGACTCATGCGTTAAGTTAGCAACCTCTAAACATTTTGTGAATATTTCACGGGCATAAGTCAAAGGTATAATATCAGTTGTTGACCTCGTCGAATAAGCTGTATAACCGTATTCAACTAATCCGTAGTGGTATCCAAAACCATCTGGCAACCCCGCCGTGAAATTAACCGTATCAACTCCTTCTACTTTTACCGAAGTGGCAAATGAATTGATTACGTTTGTTCTATTTAATAAATGGTTATATTCAGACCAACCTAACTCGCTTATCTTTTTATCTCCTAGCTTCATGAATAAATCAATGAAGTTTGAAAACAAAGTACACTTAAACGAATAGTTACCATTTGATATAGTAACTTGATTTAATCTTAATAGTCCGTTAAAAACAAGTAAACCCTCTTTATAATACTTTGCTTTTACTCTTACCGTTGGGTCAAAGTTAAAACCGATTAAAGTAGTATTGTCAACTGTAGATAAAGCTAATTGATAAGCTGAACTAAAGAAAGCCATGTTTGAAGCCGTGCCAGGAATAACAACCTCTTTCGAGTAATTCCTTTTGCGCTTATTCGGTTCTTTACTATCTGCTATGGAAAAGTTTAAAGGAAATGGTACTCTATCATTTAAATCTAACTCCGTATTATTAACTAATAATCTATCCATTATAATAGTATTGATTTACGAATATTAGGAAGGGTAAGGTCGACCATCTCTGTTGTTTCTTCTACAAATCGGTCATTGCTTTCTTCATAAGAAGTGGACGCAATATTAACCATTTGTCTAGTAGCATCAAACATGAAAACAAGCGACGAAATATATGCCGACCTTACCAACCAATTCTGTGTATCTGAATCAATGTATTTACTAATTAATTTAACTTTATCTGTAGCTGTTTTAAAGTAAGAATGTACACCAGCATTAGACGAGTCTAAAACATAATTAACATCTACCCAACCGCCATATTGCTTTTCAAATGTTTTGGCTGTTATTTCAGATGAAGCTACTAAATTGTGTCCGTAGTTATAAACATCAAACGCGCCGTATTTGTTTAACCAAATCAATTCAGCTCCATTGTCGCAACCTCTATCAAAATACATTCTTTTAGTTTCACTAATTGGACTACTTCCTAAATCAGCTATGTAATAATCAACATAAGAAACGGTATCTAAAACGGGTTGTGTTAAAGTAGATAAATAGTTATCAGAATTAAGATTGAATTGTGTTATCTTAAAACTTGTGGCAGCATTATAATCTATAGCGGTTATTAGCGTATTACTTGAATCGTAAAAAGTTAAAATAATACCTATGTCCGTTTGATTATCTGTTATTATGTTTAAGTAATAATCTTTACCCTCAGGCAACATCAAAGTGTTTGGTGAATCTGTTAAAAATCTTTTAGTATTTGATGTACATTTAAAATCTGTATAATCAAATGTATCAAAATCGATAGGATTTAAACACGCTTTAAAAGGATATATCGTGGCACTTGTAGCATCAGCATGAAACCCTGGAGTAGTTCCGTAAAATTCTCTAATCTTAACGTATGCGCTTCTATAATTACTTGCATCGGTTACAATAGTGGAACTGCCTACAATAGCTACGGGTGTGATAGGTCTAATTATTTCGCTAATATCAAAATGAGAATAACCGCCGCCAATTTCAGGGAATACTTGATGAGATGAAATTAACACGGCATTAACATAAACCTCAATAATGTAGCTAAAGTTAGGGTTACCAATTGCACCGCTGTAGAAAGTCCAAATAATAGGATTATCTGAAGGTGTATATTTTTGTGGTGAGCTTGCTATTGTTACCGCCATGGTGATATAATATTTAATTTTATAGATTTACCTAGTAATTTTTGAATAGGTTTTTTAAGTACATTGATAAGTTGGTCATTAACAACATCCTCAAAGAATGGTCTAGCAATTTGACCTCGCTCAGTTAATCCTAATCCTTCAACGTGGCTTTTAGACACCCAATTAGATTTGCCATCTGTATACGTAATACCTCTATCTCTTTCCCAATTCTTTAAAGCGGCAGTCATTGAAACGCTACTAGCTGGAGCTGGCCCCCAACTTGGCGCACCTCGATTTACAACACTACCGTTAACTCCGTAGTTTACATACTTCCAATAGAAATCCATTGTGACACCAACACTAACAGATTTACCGTTGTATATTACCTTTGTAGGTTTTATACCTTGTGATAGGTTTCTACTAGCATCTATATCTCGCGCAGCTATTGCTTTACGTAAATCATCTATAACGTCCTGAGTGAGTTTTAATAGTAATGCAGACATAGGATTACCAGCCGTATTATTAAGTATAGCTTTAGAACTACCTAAATTTAACTTACCTAATATCTCAGCTTCTGTCATCTTCTAACTATTGTCTTTGTCGGAGGGTTGTCTTTTTTTATCTTATACGTAAAGAAGTTTACCCAGTTATTAAATGTAAAGATATTCATTTTTATTATATCTTTTCTATTTTCACCTAATTCTTTTGATAGATAAATTATGATTTCGTGCCAAGCCCAAACATTCTTAACTTCTTTCTTATCCTCTCTTTTAACTTTAGGCTTTCCATATAGTTGTTCATTAATCTTACGTCTCTGAGCAAAAAAAAACCCTGAAGCTCCACAAAGTCTATCATTTTAAAATGTTCTTTAAAATCTTCATACCTGGAGCTTATAGGGTAAAGCATGTTTTCATTTTCATCTATACAGCCGTAGACAGTTCCCTTAGGTATGTAATTAACACAAGCTAATCGTACAGGGTCATTTATAAAGTCTGAATTTTCTACGTCAATGTGGTAACCTATACCAACTTTCTTTTGGTCCACAAGTTGATACTCTATATCATTTACCGTTATAAATTCTTTGGGGTTACCATTTACTTTATATCCTTCAAATAAACTCATGCAATGACTAAACATTTTCTCAATGTCTTTATAGTTTATAGTTAATAACTTAGGCACTGATACCAGAGTAATATTAGCTAAGAATATAACCTTATCATTTAGTGTAATATTATCAACTTTAAAGTGTTCGTCACTAAACGCTTTTAAATGTCTTATCCTTAAATCGTTTATTGTCTTAGGTAGCTTTATTTCAAATTCAGTATTTCGTCGCATAGCTTAGTTTGTGTTTGTGAGTTTTTAATTTGTTCAGTATGTATATTTACTATTGTTCTTTGTTCTATAATCCAACCTTGAGAATGTGGTAACATAAACATTTTCTTTTTATCCTTCATTGCCTTGAGCGAAAATATAACATCGCTCATTTTTTTATGTTCAGAATCTAGTAAGCTTGTCGGGTTAAAATAATCTGTTTTAAATGCAGTTACTCCTGTTCCGCACACATCTAAATACATTCCATTGTTAACGGTCTTAAATGCGCTATAAGAATCATGACCTCTATAGTATTCCACTCCTATACCTTTCAATCTACGCCCGTGGTAAGTTACTATACAATTATGTTTGTCTATTGCTTGTATTGTTTTCTGTATGTAGTCGCTAGGGTAGATAATATCATCGTCACAACTGAAATAGTAAGACGGTTTAGTCACATAATTTAACCCGTAAAACTTTCCATTATCGGTTAAGTCGGTATTTAGTTCATTATTGTAAACTATTATCTTATCAACTTGACCTATTAAAGAGTCTATAGTCCTTTGTAATAACAATTCACGCCCTTTAAAAGTTGCTATTCCTACAATTATCGGTGTCCTGGTGAACTTATCTCTAATTGCTTGTATCTTTTGCGCTCGTTCACCTTGGTTTATTCCTTTACCTAAGCTCTTTTGAGCGTCATGTCTACGGTAATTGTATAGAATCTTATCTGTATATCCTAACTTATAACCAGCATCTAACAGTCTAAGGTTTAAATCGTACTCTTCAGCACAAGTTAATGACTCATCAAAGCCGTTTACAGCGTCTAAAATGTCCTTTCTAAACATTAGTGTACCACCATGAATAACATTGTTGTATATCATGTCATTAAAAGTAGGATGTTTAAATCTAGGGTATTGAACTTGAACGCTATTTGTATGTACATTGTTGGCTACCCCGTGAATAAAGTCAAAACCTTGCATAGCTTCAACACTATCTGTAATTGAGTTAGGGGTTAGATAATCGTCTTCACATAGATATTTAATATATAAACCTTTCGCGCGTTTAATACCGTTGTTTATATTTGTTGATACGTTAACATTATCATTTTGTATTAATAACTCAATATTGGAATACGTTTGTTTTTTAACGCTTTCAATTGCTACATCTAAATAACCCCTATCAATTGAATAAGGAATTATAATACTTACTAGTGGCTGTAACATAGTAACCATACCTTAGGAGTTAACTCTTCAAAGTGTGTTTGACTCCAATCTTTAAAACGTTCTTCAAAATCGGACAACTGTAATTTAAAAGTATGGTATTGGTCTACTTCAATGTCTATTCCAGTTAATATAATCACATTCTTTTGCGCTATCTTTTTAATATTATCTATTGCTTTATCGAAGTCTAAACAGTTATCTAGTACAGCCATACAACAAACGGTTTCAACTTCTATACCCTCAATAGTTTCAATACTACCTTTCAACGTTGGTACTCCTTCAATTGGAAAAGCGTCTAGTCCGATGTACTCAACATCTTCAGGAATACAAGTTTTTAGGAATTGACCACCGCAACCAACGTCTAAAATGCTACTACCGTAACCGCACTTGTTTAAATGTGTTTCATAGTCCCTTAAAACGTTCGGAGCGGTTCTATTATCATCTACGTGTTGTGCTTTCTGTTGCCTTGCTCTAAGGTTTTCAGTTGCGCTTTTCCACGCTTTTTTAGTTGCCTTCATTTTAATTTTTGTTCTAGCTTATAAATATTAACCAATGATTTTGTACTTAAATTTACAACACTATTAGATTCAGAGTTCCAATAATAAACATCATTTGAAACATTTACTAATCTAAAATGATTCTCTCCTAACCATTTAGCAAAATTAATGAGTTCTAAATCTTTTTTACTTGTTTTTACTTGTTTACAATTCATCTTATTATTTTATTAAATCTAGTATTCGTTTTCCTGTAGCTTCTATTGAATGTTTACTATGAAAGTCTTTATGAAATCTATCGTTAAAGGTTTCTGTTTTTAACATAGATATTACCCCCATAACTTGTCTAAAAGTTTCTTTATCATTTGCTATTAAAAAATCATGTCTAGTAAAAACATTTTCGTAAACTTCTTTGTTTAAATCATTCGTAACAACTAAGCAACCCAAAGCGGTTGCTTCAAATGCAGTCACTCCGAAACATCCGTAAGGTTTGCCGTTCAATTCAGGCTTAAAAAGTTCAATGTAAATATGGCACTCTGCAATACGTTTTAAGTTTTCGTCATGTGGTATAATCGTTTCGTCTATTCTTATTTCAAAGTCATCTTTAAACGGTTCTAACATTTCCCTAATCTCTTTCGTGCCTTTTACGATAGCGTTACTAGGATAATGACCGATAATAAGCTTACCTTCTTTGCGTTTGTCTACAGGCTTTAAATCGGTGTGCGGTGCTAAGTATGCAATGTCTTTCGCGCCTAACTCCATAAACTCTGTTTGGTCTGTAATGCAACGGTAAACTATTGGATTGAATATGTTGTTATAAAAAAACGGTTCGTCTCTATATCTACTTCCTGAATGGTAAACAATTAATCGACCTTTGAATTTAGCTATTTCAATAAGTGAAAGGATCACTGGACAACTATGGAATATCTGTACCACATCGTAGTTATTAACGTGGTTTATAATATATTGCCTATCCACAACCTTACTCTCTTCAGTATATCCAAACACATGGCTGTTTAATGTTAAGTCCTCACAGATAACACCTATCGACCTTAAAGCGTTTGCGTTATTGTGTGCCATGTTAGCGTAGTCATTACTACTTAAATTAAGGACTTTATAATTATATACCATAGTATTGATGAAATTATTATTACCATTATAAATGATTTTCTCATAACATTATTATTATTTTAGGGTTTTTCATAGCTTCGATTACAGATGAATAACTGAACTTTGAAATAGCCAATAGTATTATATCGTTACCCTCTCTGAATATACCGTTAACCTTTATCTTAGGCAAAGGACTGATAAGAATATTATTAATAAACTCAGCTTCTGGTATCTCTCTTAACACCATATTTTTAAAGATATTGTTTTTCATGCTTGCAAATATAATAAATTATTTGAATACCTACGCATGAGTACCAATATAATGACCTTTTTTAATTAAGTCTTTTCTAGATTGTATTGCTAAGGCCAAAGATATTACCCCGTCATCATGTACACCTTGAGGAGCTGAATATTTAACCCCTCTAGTCTTTGTGTCATAAATATAAGTAAAGGCTTCTAGTTCGTTTATTAGCCACTCTTGATTAAGTATAGATATATTCTTTTGCTCAAATAGTAATGCTAAGTCTTCAATCATAACGGGTTTTGTTTTACTAGATGTAACATAAGGTTCTATAAATGTACGGCATTGTTTATGCAGCATCTCATAGAATACGTCACCCTGGTTATTAACCTCCACATATATCTTTGCTCTGAATCTATTAATTACTTCAGCAACCTTGTTTATTATATTAGTCCAATCGTCCTGTCTCCATCGTTCAACGTGTATCATTTGATTATCACGATTAATAATAGTGAGTACAGTATAATCGTCTGCTCGTCCAATATCTAAACCGCCAAACATTAATGGAGTTGATATAGGAAATTCATTAACACAATCTTTTATATTCTTAAATAGGCCACTAGCATTATCTAAAAATTCAGCTAAGTATTCTTGTCTAAATATATGGTCTGGCAAATTACGTCTACGTTCTTCTAAGTCCTCAACGCTAATCATTGGATTATCATAACTAGAAAAATGAAAGTACTTATATCTATTGTCGTAGTTGTGCTGTAATGAAAGTTTATAGAAATGGTTCTTACCTTTTGGAGTTGAAATAAACAGTATCTTTTTACCCTTAACTAATACGGTTGCACTTAATACTTCACTCCATAGTTGCTCTC